GCGCGCTTCATCGAATTGATCTCTGGCCAAACCAATAGTAACATTGGCTTCACCTTGTGTGATTTGACCTCTTTTGACAGCATCGCTAACCGTGTCCAATTGCTCCGCATAACTTAACGTGGCGTCAACAATCGGGTTCAATGATCTTAAAAGATCTTCATATGCGTTCGCAGTGTCGGTCACTTCTGCCGCGACGCTTGGGATGCCCAAGCCTAAACCGGCAGGTTTGCCGTCTGGTGTGGTATTTCCCTTGTTTTCACTTGCTGGTGGCGTGTTCCGTATTAACGCTTTTAATGCGTTTGGATTTGATTTCTCATATTCAATTATATTATTGTTGCCAAAAGCTGGCGCAACAAAATCAACCAAATCATTCGCCAAGCCTGCGGCTTGGCCAAAAAAGCCAATCATTGTTCCAAGCACAGGCAATAAGGTCTTTTGAACAAACTCCGCGATATTTTCCAAACCTTCAAACGAACCCTTCAAGGTCTCCGTGAATTGCGCCTGTATCGAAGTTCCCAACAGCCCAAGTTTGGCGTCTAATTTTTCAGAGGCGTCAATCGTTTCGTTCTTGATTATTGCACCAGCGCGGCCAGCTTCGTCGCCCATCTCTCGAAACGCTTTGCCGTTGTTGCGTAAAAGTGGAGCCAACAAAGTCGCGTCTGAAGCCAGCGCCTCAAGGAAAAAAGTGAAGTCTTGCTGATTGGCCCCTGCTTTTTCCAAGCTGGTCGCATAGAGTTGCAGCGCTTGCGGCCCTGATAGGTTTCTAAATTGCTCCGCAGTCACACCAACCAGCGGCGCAACAGTCTCGAAAAAATCCTTCATTGGACCGCCGCCGGTCACAAGAAAGTCACCAACCTTGTCGTTTACATCTTTTAAAATATCGGCAAGCTTGGCCTGATCGACGCCAACCGTGCGCGCCGCAACCGCCAGCTTTTGGAAATCTTCGGCAGAGGTGCCAGCCAACCTTGATAAGTTGCCGATCTCTTTTGCAAGCGTGATTGCGTTTCTTGCGGCTGACACGCTGAATGCAGCCGCCAGCAACGGCGCAAGCTTCTTTGCTGCGTTGCCAAGGCTGTCAAATGACTTGGATGTTTTACTCAAATTTTTCTGTGATTTGTTTGCAAACTTCATCACATTTTTTTGTGATTTGTCTAAAGCTTTCGTGAACTCTTTGTCACGCGCTGACAAAATGATGTTAAGCGATTCTGCGGTGATTGCCATCGTGCGCCTGCTCCATCATTTTTTTTACATCGCTAAGACTAGGGGCATCGGACCCCACGGCTTTGGGTGTGTGCGCGCCCTGCCAACCGGAAAATACTAAGAAAGCATCTAGCGGCGTCATATTCCTGATTTCGTCAGGTTTTAATCCTGCGACAATTCCAGACTTTACCATCTGCCTAACGTTTAGGCGGCTTGGTCTAGTTTCGCTGTCTTTTTTTTTGTGTCATCAGCCACTTCAGGCATGAAAGCAACGCCAAGCACGGCCTGCGCAATCTGGTAAAACCGCAGAAGCCTATCTGGGCCAGCGGTTGATATGATGACATCTGCATCAAGATCAGTTTTGCCTGCGCCAACCAGTCCAAGAGCAAGCAAATCTTTCACCTCTTTTGAAGTTGGCTTCTTACCTCGTTCGAAAAAGCCTTCCCAAAGATCAAAAATGCCACGATGCTTGTCTTCAAACCGTTCAATCTCACGATTGCGCAGTTTAAAAGAATAGGTGGCGTCTCCGATAGTTTCAGAGACGCCGCCGCGCGGTGCTTCAGCAGTAATCGCCATCAATTAGCGACAAACGTGACTAGTGTCGTGCTGGACATACTGATTGCGAAAGTGACCGTACCTTCAGTTTCGCCACCCATTTCCAAACTATCAATGTGATAAGCTCCGTAATATGCGCCAAATTCCGGTACGGTTATTTTAATATTTTTGATTGGTGTTGCGCTCAAAGCAAGAGTGTTCATTGCGTCCAGCGAGGTGCTGCCAAGAAAAATTCCTTCACCAGAAATTGTCATTTGCTTCAGACCTGACAAACTTTCAGACCACAAAACACCGTCTTCTGATCCTGCAACTGGCGTTGTAACGTCAATCGCTGAGTTGGTAATTGTCAGGTTCTTCGAGTTCAAGCCTCCTATCGTGGTGTATGTGTCGTTGCCGTTGGCGTCGCCATCAGCTTCGGTGCCAAGCGACAGCAGCAAGCCGCGCCCTTTTTGCTTTGCCATTGTCGTGGCTCCTTCTTTAGGTTTTGGGCGCAATCACTGCGACCGTTGAGCGGGTGCCTAATCCGCAAGAGGCAAGAAAACCTATGCGGTTTCCATCAATGCAATCAGCGAAATGTAGCCGGTAAAACCACGCCCATCAGGGTCACGCTCTGCAAAATAGTCATCGAATATCAATTCAATTAAATTGAAACCTGTTGTTGTAATTGTGGTCTCCTGACGATGCAAAGCGTCTTTGACTGCCTCTGCAACTTGGGTTGCTTCAACCCGACCGCTTGAACTCCGCGAATGTGCGCGCATTGTCAGATCAACCCGCGCGCCGAGCGTGTCATCAGTGTCAAACGGACGCGTTCCAATTTCCAAAAATCTCAAATATGGAAAAACAACATTCTGCGGAGGTTCATCATAGACTCGCGTTGAAATTATGTCAGTGACAGCGCTCACAGCTACCAATCGCGCTCGCACACCTTTTTGCAGGGATAGGGCAAAACCATCAGCCATGTGATCTTTTCACCCCCTGCCTTATTGCGCGCGCCAGTGACCGCAAGAATTTATCACCAATGAATTTTTTGGTTGTTTGAATATACTCATAGCCAAAAGTTGAGCCTCGGACGCCTTGGCTGCGGCCGTATGAAATGGCCGCTTGGCGCACTGCGCTTTCTTTGGTTGGCCGTGCGAAATTGACAAAACCAAAAACGCCCTTGTCATTTTCAACAGACTGCCAATTAATAACGTTTTTGGTTTCGCCAGTAGCCCCAGCAGGCGCGACTTTCCGCGCAAAATTAGCGTATCTTTTGGCTGACCTGTTTGTTGTTTTCGTGACTTCCTCGCGGCAATTCGCAGCCACTTGTTTGAGCTGTTTTTGCAATTTCCGCTGGCCCGTAATCCTCAAGACGCAACGCCTTTTTCGATCGTAAATTCAACCATCGTGTTTTTAGCATCGACTTGGATAGCGTTCTTTATTGCCCAAGTTATGCCGCGCGCAATTACACGATCAGCGGCGGTGATCGCAGAAGTAACCGAATCAGAACGGCACCGCATAGTGGCCATATTTACGTCAGCCAGCGCGCCGCCTTCGATGGCTTCCTTGCCCGTACGCTCACGCAGATCAACGGATCGTGTCGCAAGGTTTCCCCATCCTGTATAAACGTTGCCATACGCGTCTGGACTGGCAGACGCCAAGCGCTGAAAGGTTACGCGCTCAATAAATAATCCGGCTCTAGCCATACCAATGGTTCCGACTTTGGCCTAGCATTTCCTCGAACCCAAACGGTAAGGTTTTGCTAATTGTTCCAATCAATTCATTCTCGCGGTTTTCATAATGGAACCCGATTAGCATCAACATTGCGTGGCGAATATTTTGCGGAACATCAGTTGACGCATTGCCAAAGCCGATCCGGTATTCAATTTTTATTGCGTCATCGCGCTGGAAAGTTGTTGGCCAATTAAAGCCAGTTTTCGGCGCAATTGTTTTATTGTTTTTGGTGCCAACTATTTGAAAATTTGAAAGCGTGGCGGTTTGCAAAGCGTTATCTATATCATAATATTTAACCGCAGTTACCGCTTGAAACGGGCCAAGCAAAAGTCGCACAGTGCCAGCGTTTTGACCGACCCACTGGCCCCAAATTTGCGTGATCATAGCAGCGCCAAGCGCGCCCTGAACGTCAACATAAGCCACAGCAACGGCAATCAAACGATTGATCAGCGCGTCATCGTCGCTATGCTCAACACGCATCTGCGCTTTGGCCTCAGCAAGCGACAACGGCAGCGCTGATGGCGCAGTTACTAGCTCAAGCGCAAACTGTGCGGTGAGGTTCATTATACTTTTATCGCTTTGTTGGTCGCAGGCTTTTTAATCGCGCGTTCAATTTTGCTTGCATTGATGACAGGCTCCGCAATGTTTGCCTCTATGAAGCGCTTGCCGGTCTTGTCATCAACCTCGATTTCATCACCGCGATTATGCACAAAATCGGCACCCGCCATGCTGGTCAACATTCTGATTTTCATTTTAAAAACCTTCCAGAAGAAAGAAAGCGAGGCCATGACAGCCCCGCTTTAATTAATTTAAGAAGCTGCGTTCTTAAGGTGCTTGATTGCAGCCGAATTAACTACACAACCGTCTAAGCGGACGTAACCAAGTATGCCAAAATCAGGTGCGAAACGCTCACGTGCTATGTACAAAGAAGGTGCGCCAACTTTACGCACATAATATTTGCTCATATCACCGAACAGCATGACCTTCTTGGTCGCTGCCATGTCGTCCATACCCTGATTGATAACTACGTTATAACCTAGCAAGCTATTTGGAACACCGGCTTGGAAGTTGCCCATCTGCCAAAGATAGTTTCCGTCGCCATCTTTAAGCTTTCTCACGGCTTTCAGCGTGGTGTCGTTCATCATGATGGCGGTGTTGGGCGAAGCGCGATAACTTGGATCGACCGAATGGATCAAATCAAGAATTTCATCGCCAGTCACAGCAGCAACCGCTGCGGCTGTTACACCCAAAGACGAACCGGTGACAATGCCTTCAACCGCTGACGAGCCTGTGCCGGTTGTTAGAGCAGTGTTAGCAGTGCGGCCCATACGCTCACCCAGCAATTCGCCAAGCAAGCTTTCCATGTTTAGAACGCTGTCTGAATTCAGTTCAGCAGACCACCGCAGCCACTCCGTGTCGAACGCAAATGCACTCAACGTTTTTTGTGCAAACACTGCGTCAACGCCAGCGTCATCGGTTGGCTGAGTGCCTTCAGTATGAGCAACAGCGACCTTGGCCGTGTCGTCAATCGTCGGGATGTTGAACGTATTGCCTGCGGTTGTGTTGATCGTGGTGAAAATGTTCGAGTCATACATTGGACCCGTGGCAAGCATCGCTTTTTCGATATAGCCAGCGAGTTCAACAGGAACCGTGAAACCACCTTGGTTACCAGTGCCAGCCGTTTGAATCCGGTGTTCTGTTTCCAGAACTGACCGCGCCTCCTGCGTCATGTACCCGACGCCACCGACTGAAATCATTTGAGCAAACGCTGTGCGATAGTCAATTGAAACGCCGTTATCAACCGCGAGTGAAGAGCGGTTTTCAAACTGTGGTCGCTTCGAAACGTCAACCTCATTGGCGCGCGCATCGGCTGCGTCAACTTTTTCAATCCGCGCGGCGCGTTGATCAAGCTGATCGTGGTCAGCCATCATTGCGTCAAACTCGCGCTCAATTTCTGCGGAGCGTTCGTCTGTGGTGTTGTCTTGAACTTCTTCTAATTTTGCACGGGCATTGGCGGCAATACGCGCCATTGATTCCCGCAATTCGATTGCGTTAGCCATCTAAGGGCCTCCATCATGGGAAAAGGACGCTTCACAGCGTTCATTCCAAAGCGGTTGCCCAAGCCGCAGGAATACGGGCAAACAGCGGGATTCGCCGTTTTTCAGACGCGATTAATCGCGCGCTAACTGGTTGTTAATATTGTATTTTTGCTTTCATTCGCATGCGTCGTGCAGCTTGCGAAACAGGCTTAACCACCTGGTCACGATGATCCTGCAAAGACCGCAGGCCAATTTCCGTACCGGCGTATGCTGGCGTGGTCACAATGCTCACGTCAAAAAGTGAAGCCTCTTCGATTGTGCGGGTTGGAATGTCTCCGCTATCGTCCCACGTTTGCCGCGTCGGACGAAATGCAAAACTCATTTTGTCCAGATCTCCGCGCTGCATTTTAGGGACAATCGCCCTAACGTCAGGATCTTTTTCATCAAGCATGGTTTCCATGTATAGGCCGCGCTCATCCTCGCGCAGCGTCAACGTGCCTGACCGTGTGCGCGCCAGCGGCAGGCCTTCGTGGTTGATCAGAAACACAACGTCGTCACGTCCAACCGCGCCAGCAAAAGCACCGCGCGCAATCTTTTCGTTGAACTGACCGCCGATGCTTGTTTCTTGTTCAAATACTGCCGCATATCCTGAGACCTTCAGCCCGTCATCGTCTGCACGAATTTCAAGAGCGGTGTCTGCCGTTCTAATTTCCTTGTTCATTTTGATCTCCGAATTGATTAGCAATTGGCACAGTCGCGCCTTGAATCATTAGTGCGCCGCCCTCATCTCGCGCGGTCATATTCTCTAAATCGCGCACTTCGTTTGGTGTTCTGATGCCGTTTTGAATTGATGCGGCGTGGGCTTCCATGCGTGTTTTGAAATCACCGCGCAGCAGGCCATCAACGTTATATTCAATGTATTGGTCAGAGCCGCGCCCGAACAATTTCAAGTTCATTTCTTGCTCAGATTGTTCGATCCACCGCTTCAGTGTGTGCTTAACAAAGTGCAAATCCTGTTGTTCTGAGTTGGTGAAGGTTGATCTTGTGAGATCTTGCAAAAAAATTGGCGGCAGGCTGTAGATCCGCGCGATCTGCTCAATGCTAAAACGCTGCAATTCTATCAGTTGCATTTGCTCCGGTGAGAACCCAACAGATTTTAATTCATGGCCAAGTGGCAAAGCCATGATCGGCCTGCCTTCTTTGGCAAGCTTTGCGGTCGCTGCGGCCACATCCTCAGAAGCGCGAGCAGCCGCAGCACCAGATTGAAATGGACCTTGCAAAACGGCAGGGGGAATACCGCCAGATTGAAACGCTTTTGCGCCATATTGGCTGGCCGCAATAGCCATCCCTATTGCGTCTTTGTTTGTCTGGATTGGACCGCGCGGGTCAAGCTGGTTGGCCTTAACCATAAACGTTAAGTCGATAATATCTTTGGCCTTGAAAGTGCGCTGGTTATAGCGATAGGTTTTTGCCGGAAATCCCATCGTTGTAACGTTGCGCTCAACCAAAACGCCATTCGGATCAAGCGGATATAGGTCCACAACCTCTCCCGTGCGGTTGCGTTCAATATATGTAATAGAACGACCGCCGGTCAGCACTTGTTCAAACATATACTTTCGCCATTCAAAAGACGACATTTCTGGATTGACTGCGCTGTTGATTGTACCTGCAAAACCTTCAGTTACCCGCACCCGTCCGTTTTCCGTCTTGCGATAAACGTGCAGAGGCAAACCCGCCAAGGTCCCAGATATAAAGTTTACCGCCGCCCAGATCGCCGGAACGCCAAGCGCCGTGTCTGTGTTGACCGTCACGCCTGCCGATGCCGCGAAATCGCCCCAGCCCATCACAGACAAGAAATCTTTTGTACTGTTTGTTGCGGTCGGGTCTTCTAAATTCCGCGCCTCTTGGCTAAGGAATTTGTCAAAAATGCCCATCAAAATCTCCTAGCCAGCAAGTCGAAAGTCTGGATTATCCCAAGGCGAAGACGTGTCCACATCAGTCTCATTATTGACGCAGGCCAAAGCCATCGCCAAAGCAACTAAACCGTCAATGCGGCTTAAACTTTTCTTCTTTGTCAATTTGCGGTTTCCCGCTGGATCTGTCTCAATCACTGCACCCGCAGCGCACATGTTCAGAATTGGGTTGCCAGCGTGGCAGAGATTGCGCTGGGCAACCAAGCGCTCAAGCTTATCAACCGCTGGGGCCATATCTTTGAACCCTTGGCCAAACGGTGAAACCGGCAAAACTCCGCTTTGTTTTTGGAAAGTTTTAGGGTCGTAAGTCTGCGCCAAAATCCCGATGTTATCTAGCTCTCGAATAATGTCGTTAATGCGCCAGCGGTCATAACTTAAAAGCTGCAAATCATAGTCTTTTGCAACCTCCGCGATCGTGTTCGCGATCACTACGGGGTTGATCACCGGACCATCAATCAGCGTCAGATGGCCAGCCTTAGCCCATAAATCATAAGGCACTTTCTCACTTTGGCTGCGTTCTCTGATGCCATCGCTAGGCAAAAAGAAATGCGGCACAACGTGGAACTTTTCACCCACAGGAAACACCAAAACCAAAGCGGTCAAATCGCGGCTTGCCGATAAATCCAAGCCAGCCCAGCACGGCGAGCCAAGCGGCACATCAACCGGCGTTCCATTTGCTTCCCATTCAGATCGCGACAGAAACGGACTGACCGCCTCAATTCGCTGGTTCAGGTACAGCCAACGAAAGCTGTTTTCTTTGGCTGGCAACCTTTCAGCCTGCCGCGCAAAGTCTGCCATATCTTGCAGTGATCTAAACTTGCCAAGCGCTGGGTTCGCTGCGCGCCAAGCCTTGCGATCTGATAGCTTGCAATCCTCTGGCGCGGAGTAAACGTGGCTAACAATCCGTTTGTCTTTTGCGTTGGCTGCGTCATCAAGCCAGTTTGAAAACAGGTCAGCGTCAGTTGCGGCCTGCGTAGATATGGCGATCAACAGTGGTTGCTCGTGCGCGCCTTGGGCGGTTTCAATCGCTTCAATGAAACTGTCCTGCGGCCCTCTAACTTGGCCCACCTCGTCCAAAATCGCCAAGACCGGAGACAGGCCGTGCGCAGTTCCCGCTTCTGCGGAGATCGCTTTATACTCAACATTCATTACCAAGCCGATCAACATCTTGCTTGATGGCACCACCCTGATGATTTTTGATAATTCCGGCGATAACCTCACCATTTTTTCAGCCAGCTTAAACACCAGCGCCGCCTGATCGCGCGATCTGGCACCGCTTACAATTTGGCTATTTAGCTTTGCCTCTGGACCTACTATGTGCGCCAGCAATATCGCGGCTATCAGCGCAGACTTTCCGTTTTTCCTAGCCACCGATAGGTACGCGCGGCTGGTTCCACTCTTGTTGTCATACACATCAAGGATAAATTTGCGCTGAAACTTTTGCAGCGTCATTTTCTTGCCGACGTGCTGGCCCTCTGGAATTAGGCAATAGTGTTCAATGAAAGCACAGATGCGCTTCCCTCTCGTCACTGCTCCCATTTATTAAATACCCGCCTGACAAGATAACTTCGAACTAAACTCACGGCTGTAAAAACAACACCAATTCCAAAACTGTCGGCAACCGTCACCGCGTATCCAAACGCAGGCAAAACAATTATATTTGCAGCCACCGCGACCAGAAAACCAATCGCAACATTTGCAACAGCTTCAAGCGCTGATCTTTTGCGGCTCTGCAACGCTCAACTCGTCATAAGTTTTGCCGTTTTCATGCACCGCCTGCTTGCCGGTAAACTCCTGCCAGCGCTTGATGATCACGTCGCAGTATTTTGGGTCTAGTTCCATCATGCGGCAATGTCGGTTTTGTTTTTCGCAGGCGATTAAGGTGCTACCGCTGCCGCCGAACAAATCTAAAATAATTCCGTTAATTTGACTACCGTCAAGTACAGCCTTTTCACACAACTCAACTGGCTTCATTGTTGGATGCAGATTATTTTTTGCTGTGCGTTTTATACGCCAGATGTCCATTCCATTCTTGCCGCCATAAAACTTGTGATTATTAACCCATCCGTAAAACATCGGCTCATATGTGCTCATGTAATCACTATTGCTTAGAGTGTGGTTTCCCTTGTCCCAAATAATTAAAGACCGACATTTCAAACCCACTCTTTCAAAACTTGAATAATATTGGTCAATTCCTAATCTATAAAATGTGATGTAAAAAGCACCGTCAACTTTGGCTTTGATTACAGTGTTTATTGAATCAAGAAAATCGTCACCTTCAGCTTTCGACATTTTGTCATTTTTAATCTTGCCGTGCGTCGCGTTGAAAGACTTAGAGCCATCGGCATGTATGCCACCGGTGAAATCCATAAGATAAGGCGGGTCAGTGAAAATCATATTAGCCGTTTCGGGCATGACCATATCAACGGCATCGATGCTTGTACTGTCGCCACACATCAGCCGGTGCTTGCCAAGCGTCCAAACATCTCCCTCGACCGTTACCGGCACGTCAGGCACGTCTGGCACAGCGTCCTCGTCGGTCAAACCTTCCTCGACCTTGGTCATAAGCGCGACAAGTTCATCTTCGCTAAAGCC